ACCCCGATATACGGAGAAAAGCCACTTCTGCCTATTCCATATCCACCTATTACCCCTAATCCCCAGCGACGATCTTTTTGGTGTACAACCTCTCGTTTATGGTAAATTATCATCGAATCGAGATTGGGTCTATAACCGCTAACTACCGCCCTATACAAATCTGTCTCATAAACCTTTCTCTGGATTGGTAACGGGATATAAATCGTGTCAAGTTCCTTTACCGTGTCACCCTTCGAATAAACGAAAATCGGGTAAGGTAGCTCGATTTCCTCTACATCAAGCATGTAAGAAGGCTCAGGAACAGGTTTGTTGATCGTGTCTGTTTCCTTGACTACCTCTATTTGCTTTTCTACCGAATACCTTCCGGCAAAGAAACAAGCAAAACAAAGAGCTAAAACAGATATGGCATACCAGGCTTTCATTTCTTGATGATGATCTGTTTTCTT